TTGCTTCAGCGTTCCGAGAAACACTTGGCAAATACACCAAATATCTTGTGGAAGACCCATCAAGAATACGTAAATCACAACTTGCATATAATGCTGTCAACTACAACTCATCAGACCCAGACAATGTTGGTGCAGGATGGTTTACAAAAGACCCAACATCTAACACCAATGTGTTCAACATCCCTGTTGGCGGATGGATAGGACCACTATTACAGTTCCCTATACGTGGTGCTTTCCAAGTATTAAACCTTCCAGGTGTTGGTCCAGTAGCACAAATTGCTGCAACAGAACTACTCCCAGACACCCCAAAACTAGACTTTGTACGCAATCTTGTACTACCTTACGGTCCCAAAGGTATCTCATCTCTTGCGCCACAATGGGCTGCCCGTGGAATCGAAGCACTCAAAGCAGACACAACAAACATGGGTTCCATTTATGGCAACACATACGCCGACACTGTTCAATATCTTGCACAGTCAGGTTCATATAACACAAACGATGTGAACGATGTAACAAAACTTTATCGTGATGCAAAAAACAAGGCACGAATCATGGCTGGTATGCGAGCCTTGTTTCAGTTCACAGGACCAGTTTCACCAAAGATTGATTTCAGATTATCTACCGCTAAGGGCGACATTGTTGCTGGAGCATTATCGCAAGAGTTCTATAAACTTCAAACAAAGAATCGTGACACTGCCGTACAAGAGTTCATTGATACTTTTGGCGAAGATGCTTTCGTGTACTTGGGTCATAAGACAGAACCAACCACATCAGGTATTGAACCAACCAAAGTGTTTTCAGATTGGGAACGCTCACATGGTGGTCTGTTTGAACAGTACAAAGGTGTGGCAGGTTACCTTGCCCCAGGTGGAGATGGTTTCAGTTTCCAAGCATGGAACCGTCAAATCAACAAAGGTGAACGTCGCCGTTTATCTGCAGACGAAATTCTTGCTGGAGCAGAATACAAAATTGGTGCATCGATTTACCGTTCGAAACGGAACCAAATGGGAGACACTCTTACCGAAGAACAACGCGGCTGGCTATCACAATGGCGTGTTTATCTCAACAAACAGTACCCAGGTTTCCCTGTTAAAGCCCAATTCAACCCTGGAGAACTAGACAAATTCATTGGTGACTTGCGTTCAATCACTTTAGATAAGCGTGTACAGAACAATGATACGGCTAAAGCCATCAGTACTTACCTTGATGCCCGCGACACAGCCAAGCAAAAGTTGGCTGAGGCAGGTCTAAGTTCGTTTGATTCTCCACGCGCACAACCTTTGAAGGACTGGTTGAGTAGTATTGCAGCAACACTTGTACAGCAAACCCCAGAATTCTCTAGGGTTTTTGAAGATAAACTTGCAGCAGAGGTAGATTGATGTCAAATACTCCAGTAGCACCAAACCCAAACGCAACGACCAACACGGCTGCACCAACAGACGTTGCACCAGCCGCAATCAGTACTTCAACCAAAGGTTTGGCTGCTGACGTTAAACTCCCAGAACGTCAAGTTAAAACATCAGGCATGCTTCCAGGATTTGACCCTGCTGCGGCTTCACAGGCTGGTTTGATTACAGGAACGACTGCTCTTGCTCCAAGCGTTTCAACATCTGCACGTGTGCGCGAAACTGCTGGTCCAGCATCTTTCGGATATGTCGGACAAAACCTTGTTAATAGTCAAGGTGTTATGGCTCGCCCACAATATGATGCCAGCGGTGAAGCATACAGCGAACTTGCAAGAATCCGCGATGTAGGTAATCGTATCGCGTTTCTTTCAACGTTAGCCTCACGTGGTTTATACGGCAAATCTGGGAAGCCATCGACAACGGGTTTTGAATCTGCCGACATTTCAGCAATGACAGACTTTCTTCGCTTTGCCAACTCTCAAGGCGTTACAACGGATGTTGCTTATGGTCAGTTTCTTGCACAAATCAAACCAGTGCAGGGTCTTGGAAAAACCGTTCGACCTGATGCTAAACAAGATTTAGATTCTGCAGTTGATTCAGTGTTTAGACAGTTCATGGCAAGGGATGCAACCCCAGAAGAGAAGGCTGCTTTCCGTCAGATGGCTTTCAAACAAAAATCAACTGAAGCCTATGGTGGTGCTAAAGCACCGAACATTGGTGTTGCTGCTGAAGCATATGCTTCTAATAAGTTTGGTCCTGAAGCGCAGGCTACTAGTGCTGCTTCGTTGTTTGACATTTTGGATAAGAAAGTTAAAGGACTTGCATAATGGCACAGCCTAAAGAACCAAAGAAATTGGAATCATCCAAAGACATTTTGCCGTATCTTAAAAAAGCACAAGACGAACGTGATGCTTTGAATTTAGAACTTTCTAATGCGTTGCCAAAAGACCGTGCAGCAATTCAAACAAAATACAATACAGCAAAAGACCAAGTTGACACATATCAAAAAATGTACGATGATGCCAAAGACCGTGAAGGTGCTGCATCTGAGGCGATTGCTTCTAAATCTAAAGACATAGAACTAAAACAATCTAATGCAAAAACACGAATTAAAATTTTGGAAGATGCCGTCAAAGCATCTGGCAAACGATTCAGAGATGACCCCAACGATGAAAACAAGTACGCAACATATCAAAACGATATGTTTCGGCTTGCATCCCAGTACGACAATTTTGATGCTAAAGGTTTTGTATTTCCACGCATTGTCAACTCGGTAGAGGGTGGATATGTCGAGACTGCGTTTGCTCCAGCAAAAACTGTTGCTGCAACCACAACAATGACTGGTGCTGAAGCATTAGCCGCAGAAAAAGGCACTGCTACGGGTGTACAAGACCCAACTCTTACGGTAAAAAGCAAAGTCACTGTAGTCAAGGGCGGTAACAACGTCGAAGTAACTACGTACATGGATGGTCGTACTGCAGAAAAAGTATTAGGAAAATCAAACCTCCCAGACACTGCAACAAGCAATCTACCTAAAGATACTTCTGGTAACGCTGCTTCAATGAAAACGTATGTTGATGCACAGTTGAAAGCCAAGGGTTTGGCTGACACTCCAGCGAACCGCAAAACGTTACGTGCCGCTTATCAAGCATTAACACCAGAAGAAAAAGTAACGGCAGTACCAGCAGTACCAGGAGCAAAAGCCCCACCAGTAGATAACGCGTGGGAACAACTGTTCATAAAGAACAACCCTGCTAAAGCATGGTATCTGACCGAACTTGACCGCGCGAAATATCCACAACTCTTTGCTGTTATTCAAGAATATGCAAAAGACCGTCCATTAACCATCGAAGAAAAAAATGCGTATGATGCAAAACTTGAAGGAACAGACTTCTTCCGAGAACTAAGTACCTCTGGAAAAATTCGTGAAATTAAAAACGTTGTAGGTGATTTAGGTTTCGACAGCACAGACTTCACAAAGTTTGTTCACAATGCCATCAACATGGGTTACACAGGCGACCGCCTCAAACAAGAAACATACAAAGAAGTATTTAAAACTGGTGCCGATGGCAAATATGTGAACCCAATAGCGTTGGCTAGAGCAACCAAATCAGCCGACTACCTCAATGTAGTTAATACTGCCCGCGCATACTTCAACACTGCAGGCGCAAACCAGGCTTCGGTTCAGTCAGTTCTTACTGGTGGAATTACTATGGATGATTTCCAAAGGCAACAACGAGAAATTGCCAAGAAACGTTATCCGCATTTGGCTGACCTTATCGACCAAGGTGTTTCATTGGAAAGTTTGGCAGGCAACTTCCAAACCAGTGCGGCAAAACTGTTGGAAGTAGACCCAAACACTATTGACATGTCTGCAGCGAACTATGAGGTTGCTTTAAACTATGGCGAAGAAGGCAAGAAACGTGTGATGACAACTGGTGAATGGGATAAGTTGTTGCGTACAGATTCTCGTTATGGTTGGGAAAAAACCAATAATGCCAAGCAAGAGGCTAGAGGTTTGGCTGCTAATTTAGTTCAAGCGTTCGGAAGGATTATCTAATGGTAATGATGCGTGACCCTAATTGGACAGGTCCAGGTCTAGGACCTTTTATTGATGTTCCCGAAGACAAGGCTCCCGAGGACAATACCCCTAAAGAAATAGATGTATCTAGTATTGCTGACCTGTACAACACTGTTGGTGGGCGTGTAACTGGTTTAGTTCAAACATATATTGACGAAATTTATGCTGGCGCAAAAACTGGACAATACAGTATTGCTGATGTTCAGAACGCTTTAAACACTGTGAATGAACAAGCCAATTTGGGAATGACTGGTGCTTACGGTTCGGGTGTTGGTGTGGTTGCGGTTAACCCAGGTGGCGATGGCGGTGGCGGCGGTGATGGTGGTGGCGGTGGCGGCGATACTGGTGGCGGCGGTGATGGTGGCGGCGATACTGGTGATGGTTTTGAAACTGCTACAAGCATTTTGCAGGCAACCCTCAAATACTATGGAATGGATAACCCACAATTGTTGGCTGATGTTAAAGGTGCTTTGGCTGACCGCCGTTTAACAGCATCTTCAACGATTGACGACATTGGTATTCAATTACGTGAATCTGCTGCGTTCAAAGAACGCTTCTCCGCCAATGAGGCTCGACGCAATGCTAATAAGCCTGCCTATTCGGTGAGCCAGTATTTACAGTTGGAATCCTCATACCGTAATACGCTATTGAGTGCAGGTATGCCAGCAGACTTCTACAACGAAACATCAGACTTCGCCAACTTCATCGCCAACGACATTTCCCCAGACGAAATCAAAACCCGAGTAGACCAAGGCTACGCCTCAGTCAAAAACGCTGACCCAGCCGTAGTCAATGAACTCAAAAGCATGTACGGACTAGATGACAGCACACTCGCAGCGTTCTTCGTAGACCCTGTTAGAACCAAAGACGCAGTGGTCAGAGCAGCCAGAGCAGCCGAAATAGCCTCACAAGCCCGCCAACAAGCAGGCATTAGCCTCGGAGCACCAGCAGCAGAACTACTTGTCCAACAAGGCGTAACCCAAGACATAGCCCGACAAGCCTTTACAAACGTAGCCCAACTACAAGAACTCACCCGCCCATTACAAGGAGAACAAGCGTTGACACAAGAAGAACTAGTAGCAGGCTCACTGGGAACAAACGCTGCAGCCGCACAACGAGTAGCCATGACTAAACGTCGACGCACAGCAACCTTCCAAGAAGGCGGAGGGTTCGCAGAACAAAACTCCCTCACCCAATCAAACCGCAACGTCGGTCTTACTACCGTAGGGCAATAGCACACATTATTAAATAAGTTGTGTTATAGTTACAAACGATACCTTAAACGGTAGGAACCTGTACGGGAATCCCCCGCACCGTACGGCGACATGGGGTGACCAATCAACCGCAGCCACCACGTACCTCGGACATGGTGTGGGCAGAAACGAGAGTGCCATATGTCAGATATTGACAACTACGACAACGACGACCAAATGGAATCAAACCAAAACCCTGTTAGGGCAAGGATGAAACAATTGGAGAAAGAAACCGCCGACCTACGCAAGTTGGTAGCGGAATCTGAAGTAGCAAAAAGAGAACTAGCGTTCGTGAAAGCAGGCATCGACCTCACTGCACCAGCGTCAAAGTACTTTGTTAAAGGCTACGACGGAGAACTTTCCCCAGAAGCCATTAGGGATGCCGCTGTTGAGGCGCAACTGATTAGTCCCCCAGATTCCACCCCTAGCAGAGAAGAAGCAAACGCTTGGCAACGAACCGCAAAAATTGCGGCAGGAACCCAAACAACGCAACCACCTGTTGACTGGACTCGAAGGCTTAACGACGCACGAAGCCCTCAAGAGGTAGATTCAATCTTGGCAGAAGCACGAATAGCACTACAAAATTCGTAACAACTTCTACACAAAGGAAAAATAATCATGGCAGGCGAAACCCAACTCTCGTCTCTGTCTGTTGACCAGGTAGCATTTGACCGTCTCGCATATTTTGCGTTGCGTTCAGAACTCTTGTTCGACCAGGCAGCAGACGTACAACCAGTACAGCAGGCAATGCCAGGAACTGGCGTCACGTTCACAATTTTCAGCGACATTGCAGCAGCAACGTCAACACTGAACGAAGTGACCGACGTCACCCCTACAGCAATGTCAGACAGCCAAGTAACCGTAACTCTTAACGAATACGGTAACGCAGTTGTCACCACAGCCAAGTTGCGCGGAACAGCGTTCTTGGATGTTGACTCAGCAGCAGCAAACATCATCGGATACAACGCAGGCGATTCAATTGACCAAGTTGTCCGTGAAGTTCTATCGGGCGGAACAAACGTTTCGTACGGTGCTGGTGGCTCAACATTGCCAACGAGTCGTGTAACGATTCAAGCAGAAGACATCCTCGCAGCAAGTAACATCCGCAAGGTTGTTGCCCAGTTGCGTGGCGCAAACGTAGCAACCTTCAACGGTTCATACATGGGTTTCATTCACCCAGACGTTTCGTACGACTTCCGTTCGGCAACAGACGCAGCAGCATGGCGTACGCCAGCGAACTACGTTGACCCATCGGGTATCTACAATGGAGAAATCGGCTTGTTTGAGTCGGTACGTTTCATTGAGACACC